GGCGAGCTAGCTGGGCTGGCCGATCCAGCCGCTCGAGCTGCTGGCCGGCAGCCTGCATGGCGGCCTCAAACCGGGAGGTCTCGGCCGTCAGTTCAACGACCAGCTGGGCTGCGCGTGGCATCTAGGGTTGCCTCCGCAATCGCGATTCGACGTCGGCCTCTAGGCGAGCGCGCTCAAGCTCTTCGGCCTCGATCTCATAGACAGCCATCCATTCCCAGAAGAGTCCCATGGGCATGGCGGCAGAGAGCGCATCCACATCCCAGATGCCGAGGTCGCGCGCAAGCCGGAAGAGCGCAAGCCGGCTTACGCGCTGCCGGAGTTTTTTGCCGTCTCTCCCGGGCCGGCGAAGCCATTGAGCCGCTGGGCCGCTTCGACCAAGGCCGTGACCACACTCGCCGGCCACTGGGCAACGCGCTCCACGTCGGCGCTCGTGAGCAGGGGCATGCCGTCCTCTCCCACGATGGAGTAGACGAGAAGCTTCGGACCATACTGGGGATCCGGGGTCTTCCCATCCGGCAGGCACTCGCGCGCCCAGCTCACGAACTGGGCGTGCGTCAGCTCCTGGAGCCGCACCTCCCCCCAGCCGGCAATCGTCACCGTCTCCTGACGCAGGGGCCGACCAGCGAGTAAGCGCTCGCGCGTCAGCATCAGGCCGTCGCCCGCGTCCACGTGCCCACGCCCACCATCTCGACCTCGCAAGTCGCGAGCTCTCCCACCGTCTGGCCGACCGGCCGATAGCGGGTGATGAGCGCATTGCCGGTGCGCTTGGGATTGCTGGCCGAGACAGGATCGGTGCTCGGTCGCCATTCGACGGCCACGATCGTGCCTTCGGCGCCCGCGAGGGTCGCATCCGGCCCCCCGGCGGCGTAGTCCTGATTGAACACAGCACGCAGCCGATTGACGCGCAGTCCGGGTGCGTGGCTCCGGGCCGTATCACCGGAGACGGTATCGTCTTGCGTTTCGACTTCTTCGTTGACCTCGAGCGAACGCAGCCACGCTGAGAGATTGACCGCATTCACTGAGAGGTACGGCTTCGTGGTGACACCGAGTTCCGCCATAGGTCCTCCCTATTTGATGCCCATACTGACGACGAAGGTCCACGGCCCGCCCGTGATGGTCCACTTCGCGCGCCACCAGGTATCGGTAATCGGCCCAGCGATGGGACTTGCCCACTGCCCAGCGGGCCCCGTCACTTGGGCGAAGGTGATCCGCGTGAGCGGTGTGAGCATCCCCGAGGCATCGTCACTCTCGATGACCACATCGAGCGTGCCAGTGCCGGAGAGCACATGCAGCGCCGCGTAGAGGCGCTGGCCACTGGCGACCGAACCGAGATTGTAGGCTGTGCCGGCCCCGCTCGCGCTCTGCTGACCGACGGCGAGCAAGGCACCGCGGACGAGTCCTCCTTGGCCACCGGCTCCCGTGGCGGAGAAGTCCGCCCTGCAGAGCTCACCGACCGCAGCCTGGACCCGGTAGGTGGCCTCGGTGGCCTGGAAGAGATAGCAGATCTCGCCCGCAGCGCCGGTCAGCGGCGCAAGCGTGACCGGCACCAAGAGGCCGCGCTTCGTGGCCATCGTGGGGTCGAGATCGCCACTTGCACCAGCGGTGAAGAGTCCGGCTCCCTCGAGCCGGACGGTCGAGAGTCCTGGCGCCGCCGAGCGCGCGATATCGCCGAAGACCGTATCATCGCGCGCATCCGTTTCCGCCAGCAGGCCCAGCGCTTGGAGGCTCGGTAGCTCGACGTCATCGGCCCAGAGCCTCCGCTGCAGCGTGACACCTTGTTCCGCCATCGGTTACTCCTCGTAGAACACGACGAAGTCCCGGGCCACGTGGTAGAGTCCCGTCTCCCCAAGCTCAGGAGAGGCGGTCTCCTGCATCCCGTCGGCAAAGATCTGCTGGATGACCGTGCCATCGACGGTGCCGGCAAACCGGTCGAGGGCCGCCAGCGCCTCATCGGCTGCCTGTAGGGCCCCTGCGTAGCGGCTATCCCAGCAGGAGATTTGCCACCGCGCTCGGACACTCTTCGCTCGTGACCCGCTCACATGCGTATAGGCGGTCGCCACCCGCTGGTACGTGATCGCTGGGAGCTCGGTGTCTTGCGGGAGCTGCACCGCATAGACCCGCCCAGCGACCGAGGGCACCTGAGCCCGGAGGCGACTGAGCAGAGCGCCCTCGATGCTCATCGTCCTATCCTGGCGCGCGCAACGGCCTCGCGCAGCACATCGCTGAAGACTTGGCTCGCCTCGGCGAACGCAGCCTCGGCTGCCGGTCGCACGAAGGGTCGCGCCGGCACATGGCCAATCCGCGTTCGCTGTCGCAGCCTCCGAGACCTCCCGGCGCCATGCCGTGCAGGCCCGCGAGCCACGATGGCATGCCCATACTCGACCAGGTGTGCGTAGGGCACACGTGGGCCCACCAGGGCACGCACCTGCACCGGCGATCGAAAGACCACCTCGGCGCGAATACTGCGGGCCAGTTCCCCGGGCGCCTTGCCCCGGCGGTGGGGCATACTCGCCACGGGCGCCCGCGCGCGGATCGCATCCGCCACGATCGCAGTTGCCCGTTCCAAGGCTTCGCCAAGCAGGACCCGGCTCACCTCAGGGCCGAGGGCTTCAAGGTCGCGACGCAGCGCAGCGAGTCCCTGCAATTCGAGCCGGACGGTCGTCATGTGTGCACCTCGCTCACGACGACCTCCACCTCTCGGTGCTCACCAGCGAGATCCGCCACCTGCTCGATCCCCAGTGGCACCATCCACCAGACCGGAACGCCGCTGGGGTGAGCAGTGGCGACGGTCCCGTCCACGCCGCGTGTCACCGTCCATGTGGTCGTCCCCTGGCCACCCGTCACCTCCAGGAGCTCGTCCTCAATACGCACTCGGTAGCGCAGCGTCGTCGGAAAGCCCGCAGCTGAGCTCACGGTCAGCGTGGTGCTTACGGCATCGAGCGCGGCGCCGAGCGTGGTCTTGAGCCGCGGCAACAGGACGCGCATGGCGGCCCCAAGACCGGCCAGATAGCGCAAGCGGAGTCGTGCGCTGCCAATGCCTGTGCGTTGGTCGGCCTGCACGGCCTCGCGTCCCGCCACCGGTTCATAGGCCGCCCAGCGCTCGGCGTAGGTGGACCACGAGGCGGTCGCCCCACCCCGAGCATCCGTGCCCGCTGTGGGCCGCTGGATGAGTATGCGGTGGCGTAAGCGTCCGGCGAGGATCATCGGAACACGCGATAGGGTGCCACGAGTCGGCGCACCGGATAGGGCACGGCGGCGAGCGTCTGGTCGCTCAGCTCTTCGCGCTGGGCGTACATCGTGGCCGCCAACACGAGGATGGCTTGGCGCAAGGCTTCGGGGATGAGACCCACGAAGTGCGTACCGGTCCCGGCATCGGTGAGGTCCAGCGCGGATCCTCCGGGCTGAGCGGCGAGCTTGAACTGGTCGGTCGCCACATCCCGCACGTAGTAGGTTCGCCGGGCCACCAGCGGAGCTGGCAGCGTGCCACCGAGATTCCACAACTGGACGGGCTCATCGGCCACATACGCATGGTCCGTCACCGTCAGCACGTCCGTTGCGGCATCGGCAGTCATCGGGAGCGCATAGCCGGCGAGAAAACTCACCGTCACCCACGTACCCTCCTTCGTCGCCGGCCAGCTCTGGCTCGGATTGAGTGCAATCACGGCCGGCTCGATCCGCCGGAGCGTGTATCTCGTGCTGTCGACGGTCTGCTCGGTGCCCGCTGGGTCGGTGTACCGAATGCTCAGCACACGGACGACTGGGGCGACCGGCAGGATGATGTCGGTCGCGGGAAAGGCGTCGAGCAGGAGCTCGAGACGTTGCTCGACGTACGCCCGGGCCGTGATGGCCTCGATCCGCTCGCGCGCGCTCCGGATCAAGGTGGCGATCAGCGCGATCTCGTTGGCATCCTCGACGCGCGTCCACGATTGCGCCTCATCCGTCGAGACCGGCTCGACCGTTGGGGGCACGACCACTCGCCAGAACGGGGTCGGCACTTAACGCCTCCGTCGCTTCGGTCGGTGACGCCTGATCGCGTGGTGCGGCGGCTCCTGGGCAGCGCTCTCGAAGGCATCGGGGACTGGCTCAGCCAGACCGCGCTCGCAGAGCGCTGCCCCGTCCTCTGGCGACACCTCGACCACTGTTCCCGGTGGCACCCAGCCCTCTGGCCCTAGCCAGGCCTGCCAGAGGCGGATGCGCATGGTCGCTACCGCTTCCGCTTGCCGCTCCGGAGAATCAGAGCGCCGCTGGTGATCGAGTCGGCTGCCGCAGAGGCCGATTGCCGCACGCGGAGCCAGCGTCCAATCCCGCGATAGGCGATCTGGTAGTACTTGTTGTCCACGCTGTCCAGGGCGAGCGAGTCGACCCGACCGACAGCGACGCCAGCACTCGAGTCCTCCAGCACCGCATAGGCGATGGTGCCACCCGCGTTATCGACCGCGCCCGTCACGATGATGGCCATGGCACCCTGGTAGTTCGCCAGATCGACCCATTTCCCGGTAGCCGCGCTATTCGCCCGCAAGGCGGGGGCCACCGTCACTGCACCGTCCACTCGGGATGCCACATCGTCGCGCTGCAGGAACGCTACGAGCAGCAGCGCCGACGCCAGCAAGAAGATCACTCGTCGCATCGTTGGTTCCTTTCTCATCAGGTCGTGGCTGCCAATCGCACGAACGCCTCGGCGAGGACCGGCATGCCGTCGACTTCGGCATCAATGATGAAGCCGACCTGCCGCGTGGGGGCGTACAGTTCATCGAGCCGCTGGATCCGGGTCGTCAGGGCATCCACGATCCAGTAATTGCTCCAGTCGCCGAGGATCGCCGCATACACGCCAGCACCGTGCGTGGTCGCACTCGGCGCGTACTCGTCCAACACGTACGGGAAGTCGAGGAACGTGCTCGGCGCGCCCGTGGTCAACCCGGGCTGCCAGAGATACTGGCCCGTCGAATCCTTGAGCTTGCGGAACTTCGCCAGCCAGTTGCGATGGAAATGCCACCGCGTGCTGGGTCGGCTCCAGTAGGCAGCCTTCAGCGTGTAGCGGGCCGTGATGAGCTTGTCGGGGTCCACGGCGCCGGAGCCGTTGCCGATCTCCACATCCCGCGAGCTCGGAATCCCGGCGTCTGAGGCCACGTAGACACCCAGCGGCTTGGCATTCCCGTCGCCCGTGTTGAAGGCCTTGGCCTGCGCGATCCCGAGTTTGTAGGCGAGCCGATCGCGGATCAACGTCTCGATCGAGAGCGGCGAGGCCCGCAGCAGCTTGTCCGAAACCTTCAGGAGCTTCGAGAGCGGGTTGGGCCGGAACTCCCGCTTCCCGAAGCTCATGCTCGCGTCCTCTTGCGCTTCGCCGATTTCGGTCGTCCAGTCTGGGTCGGCCGGATCGGCTTCCAGACTCGGCGTGCCTAGGCTCTGGGCATTCGTCACGAGGAAGCCCCGCGCGAGCTGGCGAATGACCGCCTGGTCATCGACCCCCTTGAGCAATTCGGCCAGGAACTCCTCAGAGGGCACGGTATAGCCGCCCTCGGTGGCAGCGCCCATGGACAGGGCCCGGTGCTCCTCGGGCGCGAGCCCCTTTTCGCCGTGCAACAACCAACGCCCAAAGGCGTCCCGATATTCCCGCGTGGCCAGAGGCGATTCGCGCGTGAGGTGGGCGAGCTGGCGACCGCGGCTGCCCCAACGCTCCGCATAGATGCGCAGCCGCTGTTCGTGGTCTTCCCCGACCGTCGCGGTCTGCGTTGGCTCCGGTCGAATACCGCCGACCGGGTGGAGTAGGGCGTCGCGGCGCTCGAGCGTCTCGAGGCGTCGGATCTCCGCTTCGATCTTGTCCATCTCTTGGTCGAGCCGGTCGAGGGTCGCCGTATCCTCGGCCGACCGCTGCTCGGCAGGCGAGGCCTCCAGGACCTTGCGGTACTGATCGACGAGTTCGCCCAATCGCTGCCGTAGGGCTCTCTGCATGGGTTCCTCCAGCGAACACCCGGAAGGCCTGCACGGAGGTCAGAGACGCCGCCTTCCGGGACCGAGGCGTCTCCTCACACACATGCGAGCGCTTCCGGGTGCCGGGCTGCGCGGCGCGATCCTGACGATCGGGTGCGCAGCACCATGCGGCGCGGAGAGCAGCCGCTTCTGAGCTTAAGCGATAACGATATCCCTCCCGCTGGTCAACGGTTCGTAGCCAGCACCCTGACCAGACGCTCCCGCACGGCCAACCGTCGCAGGCGATCGGCGTCCGAGACCCCAGCAGGCTTGGCGGCGGCTGGCGGGAGCAGACCTTCCAGGGCCGCAAGGCAGGAGCGGAACCGCTCCACGTCGGTCTCCACGAGTCTGCCATCCTTCACGCGACTGAGCATCGAGGCGAGTTCGCGCACATCCACGCCGGCTACGACCGCACCGATATCCTCGACCGTGAGCCCGCGCTGCGCGCTTTGGCTGCCTGGGTAGGCTGGAAACGTCACCGGAGAGATGTCATAGAGTTTCACCTCGAGCAGCTCGCGCAGCGGCACACCATCCGAAGATGCCGCTTCCCACCGATCGCGCACCTTCTCGAAGCCGAAACTGGCTCCCGTGACATCGCGGCGCTCGAGCCGCCGCGCAAAGTGTCGATGCATCGGATCCTGAGGGTCGAGGCGGACGCGAGCCACGAGCTGGTCATCGCGAGACTCGATCGCCAGCGTGCCATTCGAGCGACGACCCAGCACCCAATTGGCATCGTGGTTCCAGAGGCTGACGATATCCCGCTCCTGGATCGTCTTCTGGAAGGCCGTCCGGCGGATCACCTCGCGGAAGCCGCCCAGGTTTTCCGATTCCTGGTCGTAGGGTATCCGGAGTTCCACCACCGGGCCATCCTCTGCGCGCAGCTCTGCCTGCGCGGGGAGGAATCGGCGCTCGACTGCCGGGAGTGCGGCCTGCAGCTCCTCGATTGGCAGGCTCTTCTGCTCCGCTTGCTGGGCTTTGATGGCAGCCTCTTGCGCCAGCGCTTCCGCCTCGGTCGCATGGCAGCCCAGCAAGCGACCGGTACTCAGGGAGATCAACGCCCATCCGCCCGGACAGTCAGGGTGGTCGTGAACGATGCGGCGTTGCTCGCCCGCCGGTCGCGAGCTGTGCTCGGCTGGCGTGCTGCCAAAACACTGCTCATGGAGCCACGCGCAGAAGGCCTCCTTGTCGCCGGGATCGAAGTCGCCGAAGTCCTTCTCCATGCATGCGGTGAAGCCGCCCGGGTCTCCCCCCAGCGAGGCACACAGACCATCGAGCAGCTGTGGCGGCATTTGGCGCTTCTCCAGTACCCAGCGCCAGGGGATGCCGGCGATGTTGGCTTTCTTCATCCGCTCCCCACAGCTGGGGCAGAGTCGCTCGATGACGCTTCGGGGAACGATGTCTGTCTTACCCAGTCGCTTGCGCATTGCTGCCTCCTACGGGTGGCACCCCGGGCGGGAGCTCCACGTAGTCATCACCGCCCGGTCGTGGGTTGAGATCTTCTTTCTCGCGCGCTTCGTTGGCCGAGAGGATGCCCGCCTGCCGACCGATGAGGTAGGCACTCTTTCTCGCGCGCTTCGTTCGCTGATAGGATGCCCGCCTGCCGACCGATGAGGTAGGCACGATAGCGGCTCTCCAGGTCACCGCGCAGGACCGCATCCAGGTTGAACCGCACGAACAAGCCCCGTTCGCGGTCCAGGTCCGTGAGGAGCTGGAGATTCATCCGCTGCTCCCAGCGCACGATCCACGGTCGCATCGTGTCCTC